TAACAGGAATTGAGGATTTAAGTTCGCAACAAGTACAGGGAATGGTTTATCAGGAAATGATGAGGAAACTTCCAAATATTATGAGAATTGAAAGTGCTCATAGAGATGAACTAATTGAATTAGCAAAACAAGCGTCTTTGGATGAGGCGGAAGTACCTGAAGATTGGTATCAAATTGATGCTAATTTAGGTATGCCAGATACATCAAATTTTAGATTGGACCCTGAAGATTTAGAAGACGATGAAGAAGAAGACGATGAAGAGGAAGAAAAGAAATCTTCTCTTGAATTTCCTTCGTTTGATGTTGAAGATTTAACTGATGAAGAAATACTTGAGTTAGAGAAACATAAAAGAAATATTATTAATGCATTAATTCAAGGAGCTGCCAAGAAAGGTCATTATCTTTTCCAAAAACCTGAAATTAAATCAAGATTAGATGCCATTGACCCTTCTCTATATCGTGACTATTTGGGTATTATGGCAATCAACGATTTCTTATACTTTACAATGGAACAAATGATTGAAATGATGAGTCAGACAGGTCAAGGAGTTGCAGGTAAAGTTGAGTTAGAGGATGCTGATGAGGAAGACGAAGGTGGAGAAGAAGGTGAACACCAACCAGATACTAAAATCGTTGCAACAGGATTAATATTCCCAATTTTATGTCACGAAATTATTAAAGGATTAGAAGAAGCTAAAGGTAGACACGGTTTACCAAAAGAACCTTCAATGCGTCAAAAAGTTCAAGGACAAACTGATACTTTGGCGAACGAACCAATGCAATTAAGAATTGGACCCGAAATTGTAGAAAAAATAAGAACCGCGTTACCTGATGAAATGTTTGATGAAGGTAACAAAGGTTTAATAAACTGGTTTCATATTTTGTTATACCAAATACCAGCAGAAGAATTTTTGGAAATTATAGGAAATGCCATTTCACAAGATTCATCTAAAGTTAGTAAGGCGACTTCAAGATTTAAAGAAATAATGAAGGACGCTATGAAAATGAAAGATGAGTTTGAAAGTTACAAAGAAGAGGAAAATATTGACTCTAGTGATGATGAGGATGATGGTTTAGACGATTTTTTAGGTAGTTTAGGTATATCAAGACCAGACTAACCTAAAAAATATTTGTGAATAAAGAACAATTAATTATTGAAGTTACGAAGTGTATGAGGAATACTCCTTACGCACTTCGTACCTACTTACAAACATACGATAACACCGTATCCAAATATGTCCCTTTGGACTTATTCCCCGACCAAGTTAGTTTAATAGAAGATTACGATAACTACAATGAAAACATTGCATTGAAGTATCGTCAGGCGGGTGTGTCCACAGTTACTGCTGCATGGGCATCAAAAAAATTGGTGTTCGCCAAAAAGAACAAACCCGAAAAAATCCTAATTATTGCCAATAAGTTAGATACATCCGTCGAGATGGCTAACAAAATTAGAAACTTTACAGAACAATGGCCGCCATGGGTCGGAATAGGGTTCTCAAAAGAAAAAAATTCACAAAGACATTTCAAGTTAACTAACGATTGTGAAGTTAAAGCCGTTGCAACATCAAAGGATGCTCTGAGGGGTTATACTCCTACAATCCTTATCTTTGACGAGGCGGCGTTTATTGAAGCAGACGGAGATTTCTGGTCTGCATGTATGGCTTCACTATCTACGGGTGGTAAAGTGATTGTTGTATCCACACCAAACGGATATGACCCAATCTACTATGAAATTTACGACCAATCGTTAAGAAATATGAACGATTTCAAAATATCTGAGATGTTTTGGTATCGTGACCCAAGATATACAAAGGATTTGTATATGGTTAAAACTAATGATTTGGTTCATTACCTATTAAACCGAGAAGAATATTCAAGTAAGGATGTTATTGACTTGTCAATGGAGAATCCATACGACAGGGACCATTCGGTTGTAACTGATTATATTGCTCAAGGATATAAAACATGCTCTTCTTGGTTTGAGGGTATGGTTAAGAAGTTAAAATTTGATAGGAGAAAAGTTGCTCAGGAATTAGAATGTAACTTCTTAGGTTCAGGTGATAACGTATTTGAATCTGAATTGATGCAGGATATTGCCAAAAACACATTACGTGACCCCCAAGCAAAACTAATGGGTGGTTCATTATGGATATTTAAAGAACCTGTAAACGGACATAAGTATGTTATGGGTGTGGACGTATCTCGTGGCGACTCTGAGGATTTCTCGTGTATTCAAATCATTGATTTTGACACAAGAGAACAAGTATTAGAGTATGTTGCCAAGGTTCCACCTGATGTATTAGCCGAGATTGCGTATAAGTGGGGAACAATGTATAACGCATATTGTGTTATTGATATTACTGGAGGTATGGGTATTTCCACTGCAAGAAAACTACAAGAGTTAAATTATCAGGGTGGATTATATGTTGATAATGTTGATACCACAAATAAATGGAAGTGGGACCCAAAGGTTAATGATAGAATACCTGGTATTAATTTTAACTCAAAAAGAGTTCAAATTATTTCAGCGTTTGAAGAAAATGTAAGACACGGATTTAAAGTATATTCTAATAGATTATACAATGAAATGAACACATTCATATATATTAATGGAAGACCTGACCACCAAAAAGGTCACCACGATGACTGTATTATGGGAGTTTCAATGGCATTGTATGTTGCAGAAAAATCTTTCCAATCTTTAGAGAAAGTAACTAACCACACAAAAGCAATGATAAATTCTTGGGCAACTACAGTAAACGAGAATAAAAATTCTTCAGATTTCTTTAACCCAATGATACCTCAAGGGGGTAGAAATAATAATTTGAATAATAATGGTGCTGCAACTAAATCTGATTATCAAAAATATGGGTGGTTATTTGGAGCTCGCTAACTATTTATATTATCAAGGTAATTAGTAAATTTAAAGTATGAGCGATAATAATCTAACGGTATGGCAGAGGCTGTCCAAAACATTTGGACCAAATTCATTATTAAAACAAGATTATCCTACGTTCAAGTTTGATAAGAAAGAACTTTTACGTACTCCGAATCGCGATGATTATGAGAGGGAAAAACTTCAAGCACAACAAACGTTTTATTTAACAAATCAATGGGCTAAAGTTGAAAACAATTTATATTCTCAAGCGATTTATTATGAACCATCAAGATTATCCGCACAATATGATTACGAATCAATGGAGTATACTCCTGAGATTTCAGCCGCATTAGATATCTATGCGGAAGAATCGACAACAACAAATGAAGATGGTTTTATTCTTCAAATATATTCTGAATCAAAACGTATTAAATCGGTATTGGCGGATTTGTTTAATAACAATTTAGATATTAACACAAACTTACCAATGTGGACAAGAAACACGTGTAAGTATGGTGACAACTTTGTCTATTTAAAGTTGGACCCAGAAAAAGGTATTATTGGTTGTCAACAATTACCAACAATTGAAATTGAACGTCACGAAATTGGTGTTAGCGCAAGAATTACCACAGATATTACCTTAGAAAAAGATGAAAACAAAAAGGCACTTCACTTTACTTGGAAAAATAGAAATATGGAATTTCAATCTTGGGAGGTGGCTCACTTTAGATTATTAGGTGATGACCGAAAATTACCATATGGTACTTCTATGTTGGAAAAAGCAAGACGTATTTGGAAACAGTTATTGTTATCTGAAGATGCAATGTTAATCTATAGAACTTCAAGAGCACCTGAAAGAAGAATGTTCAAGGTATTTGTGGGTAATATGAATGATGATGATGTTGAAGCGTATGTTAATCGTGTTGCCAATAAGTTCAAAAGAGAACAAGTGGTAGATTCAAAAACAGGTAATGTAGATATGAGATTTAATCAAATGGCCGTTGACCAAGATTATTTTATTCCCGTTCGTGACCCTGCTGCTCCAGACCCAATTACAACATTACCAGGTGCAACAAACTTATCAGAGATTGCCGATATTGAATACATTCAAAAGAAACTATTAACAGCACTTCGTGTCCCAAAGGCATTCTTAGGATTTGAAGAAGTTGTTGGTGATGGTAAGAATTTATCATTACAAGATATTCGTTTTGCTCGTACAATCAACAGAATTCAAAAAAGTATGTTGGCTGAACTAAATAAGATTGCGATTGTTCATCTATTCTTATTAGGGTTTGAAGATGAATTACAAAACTTTACATTAGGATTATCTAACCCATCTACTCAAGCAGATTTATTAAAGATTGATGTTTGGAAAGAAAAAGTATTATTATATAAAGATTTGGTTGCCGACCCTGGAAATGGAATTCAACCAACATCTTCGACTTGGGCTAAAAAACATATCTTTGGTTGGTCTGACGAAGAAATTAGATTGGATTTACAACAACAAAGAATTGAAAGAGCTGTTGGAGAAGAACTTAAAGCAA